AAACCAGAAGCCTATCTTTTAAAACAATGTATTACCAAGATATCAAAATCTAATGATGAATGGGTTATGGAAATTGGCAAAAGCCGTATTCGCGCTTTGCCGTTGGGTGATGGTGAAAAGCTGCGCGGATTCCGTTTTCATCGTATTATTATTGATGAGTTTCTATTGATGCCAGAACGTATTTATAATGAAGTAATTGTGCCGTTCTTATCTGTTGTTCAAAACCCCACCCAGAGAGAAGAGCTTTATAATATAGAAACTAAGTTGATTGAAAAAGGGGAAATGTCTGAAGAAGATCGTTATCAATGGCCTAATAATAAATTGATAGCTCTTTCGTCTGCTTCTTTTAAATTCGAATATTTATATAAGTTGTACGAACAGTATGAGAATTTAATTTTTAATCCTAAGAATAAAGAAAGCACACGACGTTGTGTTATGCAATTTTCTTATGATTGTGCGCCATTACAATTGTACGATCAGAATCTAATTAACCAAGCTAAAGCAACAATGAGTGAATCTCAGTTCTTGCGAGAATTCGGCGCTCAATTCACAGATGATAGTTCTGGATATTTTAAGATATCCAAAATGGCTTTATGTACTGTTCCTGACGGCGAAACACCTTCTGTAGAAGTAGTTGGCAATGCTGTAGATGAATATATAGTTTCAGTTGACCCTTCTTGGTCAGAAACAGAATCGTCTGACGATTTTGCTATCCAAGTTTTGAAGATAAATAGAGAAAAACAAATTGCGACTTTAGTCCATTCTTACGCTCTTTCAGGATCTTCATTAAAAGATCATATTAAATACTTTTTATATATTCTTCACAACTTCAATATTGTTGCTATATGTATGGACTATAACGGTGGTGTTCAGTTCATGAACTCTTGTAATGAAAGCGAAGTATTTATCGATGCTGGTATTAATTTAAAATCTATAGCAACAGAGTTCGAACGTCCAGAAGAGTACGCACAAAACATACTTACTGCTAAATCAGAATATAATAAATCTGATTTTAAATATGTATTTTTGAGAAAACCAACTTCAAGTTGGATACGTTTAGCAAATGAGTTGTTGCAAGCCAACTTTGATCATCGACGTATTTATTTCGCAAGCAGAGCAATTGATGACAATTTCAGAAGCCAAACTCGTAAACATATAGGTATTTCTAATCTTAAATTTTCAAATGTATTAGATAGCGAAAAAGAAAATGAAGAAGCTAAAATGATCGACTTTGTTGAACATTTGTCAGATATGATACTTTTAACAAAGACCGAGTGCGCTCTTATACAAATAACAACTTCGGCACAAGGCTTACAGAATTTTGACCTTCCTGCTAACTTAAAACGTAAATCTGGTCCAGATAAACCCAGAAAAGATAGTTATTCAGCATTAGTATTGGGTAATTGGATGGCAAAAATCTTTTTTGATTTACAAGCTTTCCAAGTCGATGAAGATGCTTACACATTCGAACCAATGTTTATTGGTTAAAGTTAAAAAGTCACTTTCAAAGTCATGATGTGTAACTATAATAGATATGAGTCGTAAATACACGAAGAAATCAGAATATTGGAATCAATTCAGTCAAGGCAGCGACGAAAATAATCAGCCTCTGGATAAGATTCTAGAAAATAACAGTGGGGAGCCAAGCCTCAGTGGTATGCCTTTTTATTCTGAATCTAAGGCTAATTACGAAAGAAATGGTAATGGAGATCCAACTAATCTAAGAAGAAATCTAGCTTATCTTGGACCTAAAATTTACAAGTATGCGAATATTCGTGAAGGTCTTTTGCCATTCGAAGTATCAATTAATGGTTACAATGTTCGTGATGCTATTGAATTGTGTCAAAAAGCTTATGCTAACGTAGCTATTTTCAGAAATGCTATCGACATCATGTCTGAGTTTGCTAATGCTAATATTTATTTAGAAGGTGGTAGTCAGAAATCAAAAGATTTCTTCATGCGTTGGATGAAGTACATCAAGATTTGGAATGTAAAAGATCAATACTTTCGCGAATACTATAGAAGTGGTAATGTTTTCTTTTATAAGATAAATGCTAAGTTTGACATTGAAGACTTTTCTAAAATTCTAGAAAGTTATGCAAACTATGATGGTCAGTCATATACTACTGATTGGAATGTTTACAATTATCCAACTGATCCTGACATCAAGAATCTTATTCCTATTGAATATACGCTGTTGAATCCTTATTACTTGACTGTAAGTCGTACAACTTCTTGGAGAAAAGTTATTTATCAGAAAATTCTTTCTGAATACGAACTAGAAAGACTACAAAATCCAAAAAACGATCAAGATAAAATGTTGTTTGAAAGTTTGGATGAGCAAGCTAAAGATAAAGTAAAGCGCGGTCAATGGGCAAGAGACGGTCTTAAGATTCAATTAAATCCAACAGATATTATTTATTCTTTCTACAAGAAGCAAGATTATGAACCTTTCGCGGTTCCATTTGGTTTTCCAGTATTAGATGATATCAACTTCAAGTTAGAAATGAAGAAGATTGATCAAGCTATTTGCCGCACGATTGAGAACGTAATTCTATTGATTACTATGGGTAATGAGCCTTCAAAAGGCGGGATTAACCATAAGAATATGCGAGCGATGCAAGGCTTGATGAACAACGAATCTGTTGGTCGCGTTCTTATCGCAGACTATACAACAAAGGCTGAATTCGTTATTCCAGATATGCATAAAGTTTTGGGTTATGAAAAATATCGCATCGTAAATGAAGATATTAAAGAAGGATTGCAGAATATATTAATTGGTTCTGAAAAGTTCTCAAATACAACAGTCAAAGCTCAAGTATTCTTTGAGAGACTAAAAGAATCTCGCGCAGCTTTCTTAAACGATTTCCTACAACCAGAAATCGAAACAATATTTAAGAATTTAGGATTTAAAGGTAAATGTCCTTTAGCTAAGTTCGAAGAAGTTTCGTTGAAGGATGAAACGCAATTCAATCGTGTTGTAACTCGCATGATGGAGCTTGGTATTCTTCCTCCAGAAGAAGGTATCAAGGTTATTGAAACAGGCATTTATCCAACTGAAGAAGAATTGAATGCTGCTCAACAGAAGTTCGTTGAGGAAAGAAAGAAAGGATTTTATAATCCTATTGTAGGTGGTGTTCCGATGGTTGCTCCAGCAATGGGTGATGCGCCAATCGCAACTTCAAAGTCATCTGCTCCTCAATCTACAAATAAAACTCCTACAGAAAAAGGCAGACCTTCGGGCAGCAAAACTACTTCTACATTCTCTAAAAACGCTCTAGCTAAAACTCTTGAAGAAACAAAGTCTTTATACGGTATAGTAGAATTATGCTTAAAGAAAAAGTATAGCAAAAAAACATTAAATGCTGAACAAAAGAAACTAGCTGAAGGTATCAGCGAAGCGATTATTGTCGGTTCAGAAAGTTCAGCTTGGAAGGATTTGGGTGCAAAAGTAGTTAGCGATCCATCTTTGTTAGATAAATTAAATGTGCTTTCTGCGATACAAGATATATCTGCTGAACATCAGTTAGACACATATGCATCAAGCTTATTATATCACAGCACTAAGTATTCTGTGTAATTTTATATATTATGTCTAGATTTCAATATAGAACAACATTTGATAACGTTGTATCAGCTTCGTTAAATTTTGATAAAAAAATGATGTTGTCTCAAGCTTCGCTTGAGTCTTTAAAATCAATTATTCCACCAAGTGTTGATCTAAATAAAAATATTGATTTAGTTGGTGCCGCATTTAATGCTGCCGTTGTAAACAAGTTTAATAAAAATGGTGATGGTATTGATACTGATACGGCTATTGCTTTTAAAGATTATTTTATACATAAGCCAACAAATATTGAACATAAGAGAAATAAAGTTGTTGGTCACATCGTTAATGCAGCTTTTACTTCTTATGGTGATAATAAAGTTCTAGATGTAAATGAAGTAGTTCAACAATTCAATCCTTTCAATATCGGTTTGGCGGCGGTTGTTTATAAAACAGTTGATAGAGATTTTGCTGATGCTCTGATTAATTCTAACGATCCAGAATCTAATTTATATCAAAGAATTAGCGCAAGCTGGGAAATTGGATTCAATGATTATTTAATTGCTATCGGTAGTGATAATTTAAAAGATGCAGAAATCATCAGCAAAAAAGAACAAATAAATGAATTTAAAAAATATTTGAGAGGTTTCAGTGGTTCTGGATTCATGAATGATGGTACTCCAATTTATCGTTTGGTTACTGGAAGAATTTATCCATTAGGTATTGCTTTTACTACAAATCCAGCCGCCGATGTTCAAGGCGTAATTATTGATAATGGTGAGACAATTACTAAAGAAAATGAAGATAACGAACCAGAAACTGAATCAATCGAAGTAAATTCTTCAACTTTGTTAAATCTTATTAATAAAAAACTTTCACAAACTTCAGATATACCTGTAAATAATACCAAAACTAAAATTATGGATTTAGAACAAATTATAGCCGCAATGAAGAC